GCAGTAGAAGCATACAACTCCGCAAGGATAGCTTGAGTAGAAGCTGTAGAAGCATATAAAACTGCAAGCGCTGCTTGTGTACTAGCAGTTCCGGCATATAAAGCCGCAAGGTTGATAGTAGCCATGCTGCCTGCCACTATTTTTATAAGGCTAGTTGTAGCACTTGAAGATAAGTCATTCCCTACTAATACTAATCGTGTATCAGCTATTGTGGCAGTTGCAGACGTAGCCGCTGCGACTGCTATTACTTCACTATCCGCGGCATTATTCTCACTAACTAAAGCCGCCGCTTCACTTGCCGCTGCCGCTACCTGTGAAGCCAACGCGCTAGTAGCGCTCGTAGCCGCTGCGATAGCGTTTGTATCAACGTCTAATGCGGAGTTTATAATATTGGTAGCAGTAGAGTTCCATATTAACGCCCTACCTGCTACTGGAGAAGGTATTGTAATACTAGATACGGTAGATACGATGGATACTTTTAAACTACGAGCTACATCTTCCACAACTTCTTGGGATTTCATAGTCCTGCGGTCAAGGTCAGTTTCTAGTGTGTCAGCCGGGAATTGGTTATAGTCATTATAGTCAGAAGCTTGCAAGTCAGTAGTTTCTCTATATATAGTAAGCTTTAACGCAGTAGTACCTGCGGTAGTTAGAGTAACCGTTCCACCCACACCGTCAGCGTTTATCGCTACGGTATAATGAGAGGTGTATGTAAGGTCAGTTTCAACACCAGTAGCTATGACAGTTTGTTTGCACTTTATATCGGTAGGCGCAGATGTTAATGCCCGGAAGGTGAAATCGTAATTAAATAATCCGGCGGTCATTGTGTAACTTACTTTTCGTAAACTGGTGTCTACTGACATGGGTAACTCCTTTTGTTATTGTAATACATCTTCTGTTTTGAACACATCATCTGTTTTAAACATATCTTTAGTATCAAATATATCTTTCTTTTTCTTATCAGAAAGTCTTTTCTTCACTATTTGAGAAGCTTGTGAACTCCCTGGAACTCCTGCTAAAGAACCTGCTGCTAGTATAGCGGCGAGGGAATTTCTGACTTTCGTCTTTAACTTCTTACTCTTTACAGCATATCCAGCGCTCTCCACTACATCATTTATAGCATTTAAAACAGGTACAGGATTAGATGAGTAAGTTAAGGAAGATACTATCTGGCCTAAAATTGGTACACTTTGCACAGCATTTAAAGCCTGTTCTTTAACAAAAGGTTCTTCTTTTTTATCACCGCCGGAAACTGTATTTATTATCTTTCTGCCCCCTCTGCGTAACCCTTCTTCTAAAGCACTCGCAAATATTATTAGCCAGAAGAAACTAGACGCGGCTTTCTTATAGTCTTTTTCTTTTATTCCCATTCTCCAAATCTGTCTATTTATATTATCCCATCTATTTAACATAAAACTTTGGAAGGTAAGTAATGTTTTATTTAACGATCTATTATCAGATAATCCATATCCGGCAGTTATAGCAAGTGGTTGGTCTTTAAAGAACGATGAACCCTGACTATTACGGAGTAACTTGGTAGCTTCTAAAGTCAAGTCTTTATCAGGATTAGAGAAATCCACAGCTATTCCTTTTTCAAAAGCAAGTTTCTGATAAGCAGAAGAAGCCGCTACTGAACGCATAACTCCGTCAAGCACTCTTAAGGGCAGAGTGCCAGCCCTAGTTAAACCAGCTAACCATGTTTCTCCGAACTCCCTAAAAGCTATATCATCGCCTATAGCTTTTTTAACTTCAGGGAAGTTATCTATTATGAATTTTCTCCATTCACTTGAAGTCGCTATTGAAACAGCACCTTTAGTTGACCATTCAGAACCCATAGTAGCTATCGTATCAGCAAATGAAGAAAACTGTACTAATGCTGAAGATAGTCTAAAGCCTAATACTCCAGCGCCTATGTTCCTACGCAGTATGTCTAATGCGGCGATCCTTTTAGCGCCTTCAGCACCACCCTTACGAGCCATTAAATCAAGCCATTGTAGCCAAGCAAGAGTACCTACATCTCCTAGTTTCTCTTTCATTTCAGGAGAATTTATTATCTCAAAATACATCTTTATATTTTTACCTGTATTTATCATATAGGCAACATCATCCATGTGCCTACGAAATATCTTATCTATATTTGTTTCAAGTTTTATCTTGCTTAAATTAGTTCTTTCTTTAGTAAAACCTTGTTCTACTGTCTTTGTCTTACGATTAGCGATTTGTTCAGGTGTATTGCCAAATCTTTCATATATCTCTAAATCACTCATCATCTCATAATCAGACATGAATGAAACATAGTTCTCTTGCTGCCCTACATCAGCATTATAAACTTCTTTAGAGTATTGTTTTACCATAGGGTATTCTTTATTGAAAGTATCTACTACAAACTTGTACACTTTTTCTTCTTCCGGAGTAAGTTGTACTGCTTGTATTTCTTCTTCAGTAATACCACTATTTGCTAACCTTTCTATGCCACCTTCTTGTCTTGAAGCAGCAATCACACCTATCCTTTCGAAGTTTTTATCTGTCAAATCTTTAGTTAAGTTATACCAATCTTCTATAGCTTTATCATTATAAGTAAGGTATTTTGAGAAGTCCGAATCTAGGACTTTCTTCATAGGTGTCATGCCTGTTACATCAGCTAGACCATCTATCGGCGTAAGCCCTATGGCAGTTTTCTGTCTATAGTTCTGTAGTTTAATTGCTCTTTCAATCCAAGAATTTACAGTATCTCCTATGGGTACTTTAGGCAGTTGTTTAGAGTTTATAGGAGTTGCTTTATCCATTAACTGTTTTTTGGTAGTTTCTTTGGTAGCTTCATATATCGCTTTTCTTGCTTTTAGTTTAGTCTTGCCAAGTTGTTTTAGTTTGTCTATCGTTTCTTTTACCCCTCGCAGTTGGTCAATAGTCATATCTTTAAGAGTAACCTTATCTAACATGGCAAGCTTCTCTTTAGGGATATCTATGGCGCGATCTTCCTGTTGCATACGAGCGACATAGGACTTCATGCTTTCTCGCTTTGCAACAGTTTTTTCATTTCTATTCTTTAAATCAAACTTGGATTTTAACTCATCTATCATACCCTGATACTCTACTGCTATTTCTTCTTTAGGAGTGTTCTTAATACCGCTTACTAAATCAGCCACTTCGTTTCGCATAGCTTGTTTCTGTTTCCTGTTCTCCTGCATATCTTTATATTTCTGTTTTAAATCAACAAGTTTCTGCTCTGCTTTTATCTTCTCGCCTTCTATATTCCAATCACTTACCTTCAGTTTTTCTTCTAGTTTACTAATATCTCTTTCATAGGTCTTTATAATATAATCTTCGTTAGCTAATTCTTCTTCAATAGCAGTTTGTTTCTCTTTATCAAACTCTGCTGATAGTTCCTGTTCTCTTTGGAATAATCTTTTAAGCGCTTTAGATTCGTCTATCACATCAGATACTTTTATTTGTCCTGTAGATTGTCTTATTTGATGTTTAACTTTACTTGTAGGGATGGCTACCTTCCCCTCTCCTGTGGGAGTAGGCGCTTCAGGGATAGATAGTTGATTTAAATTAGCTACCACTTTACTAATGCCCATCTGTATGATTGCTCTTTCGCCTTCAAGTTCTATTATCTTTCCTGTCTTAACGAGTCCTTTAGTATCAGTAAAGTTTATAGTTTGACCCACTTTAACATCACCTATTTTAACCGCGCCTATCTCATTTCGTAAATCAACACCAGTTAATTTTTTAAGGTTATTATTAAGCACTCTAAAATAACTTATATCTCCTTTTGCTTCATATAGTCCTCGTTCAAGTTCTGCGGCAACTACATTAACATCTGTGTTTGATTTCTCTGCAACTTTAGTCACATAGTCAGACCACTTGGGAGATTTTTTAAAGTTATCTATAGCTGTTTTATATTGATACTCTTTAGTTAATGGATTTTTAACTATGCCTGAAAACATGGCTAGTTCCGCTAAAGCACCCATCGTTCCTGTGATCTGCCAGGGAGCTTCGGGATATGCTTTCTGTGCCGCACCGCCGAGATTTTGTACTTCAGATGTTTCCGCCAATCCTTTGTAAGCGCTATCAAATATCATTTTGCCTACATCAGAGTTAGGAGATTCAGCGTTGGCTATGCCTTTAAGGGCATTGTAAGCAGGGATAATCCCACCTGTGAGTAAGCCACCAAGTATATTAGAAGTAACCATCTTGGCTGTAGGGCTTGTCAGTACCCAATCAAACTTTGTTTCTAGAGGTACTTCTTCCCCAGCGTCTTTATAGACTTGTTGTATAGTAGCCCTCGCCCTATCTACATCAGTTAAAGGTGGGCTATAACGAGGGTCTTTAGTAGCGCTAATCTCTTGGTTTTTAAATCGTTCCGGTATGGTATCTATAGGCACAGCGGTAGCTAGGTCAAAAGTATCTTTCTCATAAAGACCATCTTCTCGTTCCCTGACTGCTATAGCTGTTGATAAATCTGCCATTACTTGCTTACCTTTGCTTTAGGGTTAGTTATTTCAAAGTTCTTTATTAGCTTTATATTACCCCATATATCATATACGAGTTGTCCTTCTTCAGGATATGTCGCAACAGCAGGATGAAGTCGTATAATCTCTGCTATTTTAGCGTTCTTTACAGCTGTTTCAGGTTCAGTTCCACTATTGACTTGTGTCATATAATCTTTAAACATCCTAGACCGCGATTCAATAGTCTTTGAACCTGCGTTACTATCGCTCCAATCTATTATGCTTCTAGCGAAACTTTTATGAGGTGAATCATCGTCTATAGATTTATTGTTAGCTTCTTGGTTAAATGTATATAGTAAAGCAAATTCCTCATTAGATAAATCACCGGCGGCGTTAGCGTTTAATAGCCCTATTCTTATATCTTCAGGTTTTGTATCCCCAGGAGTTATTATTTTCCTAGATGCTTTGTCAAAATACTCACTTCTATTTTCTTTCTTCTCTTTTATAGACTTTAAATTTTCTATAGTAGCTTTAGCAAATTTAGGGGTTATTTGCTCACTATCCATCATAGCAATTATCTGTTGTTCACTTGGTTGCGGTTTATTTTTATCTGCTAATGTTGCTGTAACAGCATCTTCATTATTATCAACCTGTTTCTTATACGATTGATTATTTTGAAATATCCTTTTTTGTGATTCCTCAATTAAACTCAATCTTTCAGTAGGAGTTAAATCAGGGTATTGTTTTGTATCCTTTAATGCCTTTAAAAGGTCAGAAGCCTTTTCTGTTGTAGAATTATCCCTTGCTATCTCATATTTAACTTCTATTATTTTAGAGTCTTTTAAATACTTTTCTGCTTCTGCTGGAGTTATCGTGCCACTAGCTTGATGAGCATTTACAAGAGCAAAAATCTGTTGATCTGCGTCGGCTTTTAAAGCAGGATTTGTAGTATTTATTTTAGATTGAACTAAATTGTCTATCGTAGTTCCTATGTTTATTTTATTAGCAAATAGCTGTTTTTTCTTGAACTCATTACCTATTTCCATATTAGCTATGGCGATGTTATGATCTAATTCAAACTTCGCTTTATTGGCAAGCTCTTTATTATGGAATTGATTTCCAAAATCTTTGGTTATATCTTGTAATTGTTTCTGATGAGCAAGTTGATTATCAGGGTTAGGGTCATTGACTGCGTTGGATTTTACAGTAGCAATCGCAGTTTCATAATTAGCCTTTGCCTTCGTATAATCCATCGTATCGACCGCTGTCTGCCATTTCGTACCTATATCTTCAGTGCCTTTAAGTATAGTTTCTGTACCCTTGTATAAATCTTCCGCGCCACCCTGTTGCCCGACTGCCGGAGCATTGCTTACTTTGGGTTGTATGATATTCTGCTTAGATTGGTATGTTGGCAAAACTGGCATGTTATCCTTTCCCCGCTTTTGTAGCGCCGCCACTTGTGTTTATAGTTCCTGTCCTAGTGCCATAATTATAACCACCTTGCATCATTGTAGTAAACGCACTTGAATAGGCGTTACTCTTTGCAATTTTTCCTTTATATCGTAATTGGCTAGCGGTTGATAGCATTGATACTTTTTCTTGTTCCCTAGAATACTGATTGGTAGCTTTACTCGTAGCATAGTTATATTTTGTTATTTCCTCGTCAATACCTGCTTGTGTAAGATTATCTAACATTACCGCCATAGGGCTTCCTGATAAATCTAATCCTGCGCCAGCTACATTAGCGATAAGGGTAGAGTTCATTTTAGATTTAGCCCTACGCATTTGAGTAAGGTCTATATCTCTAGCTATATCGCTACGCTCACCTTCCATTTTAGCTAAGACATCGCTAAATCCTGCCTGTTGCTCATAGATACTAGCGTTAAGCTTTGCTTGCTTATCTTGAGCTCTACCGCTCATTATTTGTGTTACTGCCTGCATACCTGCGACTGCGAACATAGCTCCGGCTGACATATTTACCCCTTATCTTGCGTATCTAATGCGCAGATTATATTTAGTAGTTCAATAGGTAGCGGGTCAGGGTTCTCAATGAACACTACCGCTCCATATTTATAATCGCCCCTAAAACTTATATTGGGAATAACACCTGTGTATAATAGTTCAGGCGTACCCATTAAGGTAGTAGGATCGCGCCATTGTATCTGTTCAATAGTTGCTTCCGTTCCAGCTACCTTAAAACCTTTGTACGACCTATTGACTTTAAAAGCCACTTCATTAATACGTTGTATTTTTCCTATTGCTGTACCTCTTTGAGAACCAGCTTCTATCGGTAAAGTCTTTATTTTCTGTGTATATGGAAGCCCTACATTAATTACAAAGTAGTTATAGTTTAAAGTTATAGCCCCAGCACTCACTACCTCATTGGGTAAGTCCACGCCGCCATCCGCGAGTACCCTTACAGTTTTATTCTCTAAATGGTCAAGCCCGGATATGGTTTTTACGCTTATACCCCAGTAATTACTAGCATAAGCTAGAGTAGAAGCTGTTGTAGCCACTCCCGCAGTAGTAGAAAAGCTCTTTACTACCGTAGCGTGTACTATTGTAGTCGAAGAAACAGATGTAATTAAACACTCGCCTAGCGTTACTCCGTCCGTGTCTATAGCCCTAATCCTCTCGCCTACATCATCAGCTATGGTAAAGGCTACAGTTGAAGCGGTTATAACCACTGTACCATTGGTTGCTAGAGTTAATGATATTGAAGTCGCTGTAGGTATATCCGTATAAGCATTATAAGTCAGCCCCGAGTGAAGATAAAAGCAGAGGTCTTGTCGTTCATTAGGGTTGATGTCCTCAAATACCTCGATATATCGCTTTGTCGCTCCACCTATTGTACGATTAACAATTACCCATACTTCGTCATAAGCACTAGTTCTATTAGGAATACTGGCTATACTTTCATATAAACCATCAGTAGTCTGCCTAGCCCAGCCTTGTACTTCTTGGTCTACTTCGCGCGTCATAGTCGCTATCGTACCATCTGTCCTTACACACCATAAGACTGTATCCGGATTAGACTGGTATGTCATATCCTTAATTCCATCGCCTAGTATATGTGGACTCATTATAGTCTTATCTACGCATTTGTAGGTATCGACATCCCATTGGTAGAACATCTCTCGAAGTTTCTTTCCAAATCTTTGTACGAAGTAGAAGTAGTTACCTATCTTTTTTGGTACTATAGCTTCACTTCCCCAACTAGAAGTCCTTGAAACGTTTACGTTGGTAGGAGTTAGCACTCCGCCATCTCCTGTGCTAATTACAAACTCACCGCCATAAGAACCAGCTATAAGGGTCTTACCGCTCAATAACCATTGTAGTTCGTTAGATTCATTACTAGCTAAGGCTAGATTTAAAGCGTCATCATCTTCTGAACCTACTGCAAAATCGTCATATATGTAAGATTTAGACGCCCATACTTTCTGCGGTTCTGAATTAGTACGCGCAAAGCAAAGTCTTTTCTCATGGAAGGTAACTCTAGCTGGATAACCTCTAACAGCGCTCCACGCGCCTTCAGCCCAATCATCTGTCGCCCCAGCTACAAGAGTTTCCATTACAGTACCAGTCGCTAGTACGGTTGTGGAAAAGCTCGTTATCTTAACATAGGGTTGTATAGTAAGCCCTGTCGTACCATCAGTCCTTGAAGCCCCTACACGCCAATAACTACCAATATGTCCTGCTTGGAAGTATGTAGTTGAGTTTGTAGCGCTTAAAGTAAGAGTGATAGTCCCTGTGGTATCAGAAGGCGTAATCGTAATCGCTGTAGTATTATCATCTAGGAAAGGCCCACCAAGAAAATCAAAGTCTGTAAATGTCCAGTTATTAGACGCTATTCTTGTAAGTTTTTTAGTCCTGTGAGATTTATGTGAAAGATATATTACATCATTGATTTGAGCGTACTGAACATCCCATATCTCGGTAGTCGAGTATGAGTGTGCTACTTCTAGGACAGTAGTACCCGAACTCACTACAACAGCTTGGTCGGTATAGAAGCGGAAGTAACTAGCTCCCATTTCTATTATATATGAGTCATTTCTAGCGAAGATAAATTTTATAAGCCTAGCAGTACCGCTTGATTTCACTTCTGATATATAACGAGTTCCGGGTGTTGAGATTAAAGAACCATAAGGTCTTACTAAGAAGTTCTCTACTATCTCACAGGCATACTGATACTGCGCTATGTCAGTTCTTCCGAATAGTGATGGTCCGAATTCCCCGCCGACGAACGAATTTTTTACAATATCTACTTTCATCCGTAAGACCTATCTGCTCTGCCTGTATCTTTAGCGCCTAACCAAGCATCGTCTTTTAAATACTGCTGTGTACCTATCTGTGCGTTCTCGCTACGGGCTTTTACGAGTGATACTTTCTCGTATTTCTCTAAATAGGATTGTGCTATTGTCTTTGAGTTAAGTATCATAAACGCCGCGTCAGCCGCTAACCTATCTACTAAAGCGTCTACAAAACTAGCTGGGTATTTAGAAGGTGTGTCTAGATAATAGACATACTTAATCCCTAAATCCGCGGTATCACTTATTATATATTCCCCTTCTTCTCGCCATACAGCATTGTCATCGTTTGTACCAAATATTCTTATACAGTCAGAGGGTTTACCATATAGAATACTAACGCCCGAGTCGTACCACTCTAAGCTATCGCTTGATGTAGCGAGTAGTCTGCGTTTCATGGCGAAGTTCCACCCACATTCACTCAACATACTTCGTAAACTTATGTCGTATATACGGCTCATTATACGGGCATTGTTTGTTTCGTCTGTGATGTTTACTATTGGTGAAGCGCCTATTAGTGTAAGTGCTTTATTGATTATTTCAGTTTTAGTCATGATAGCCTTTTAGTACGAGAGGGGCGGGTTTCCCCGCCCCCCGCGCATTTGTTAGGTGTACCTTACGATCGTTTTAATCGTTCCTGCTGTTGGTGTTACGCTGGCTATCGCTGGTAAGCTTAAATAAATAAGCGTATCAGTTGAACCAGTCGTTGCGTAAAGAAAACCATCTGGTCTGTTCATCCTGACATCCTTTTTAGAACCTGTTGCAAGGTTGGCAGAATCAACAGCTGTTAACGGAGCGGCAGAAATAAACCTGTCCGTATCATCTGACGTTCCTACATTGATAGTACAGTTTGTAGGCGCTGTAAAATCAACATATACTTCTACCGCGGTAATCTTCCTGCCCGGTCCGATACTGGCTATTGCTATGGTGTCCGTTGTAGAGATTACGGCTGTGTACGTAAATGTATCAGCCCATATCTTTTCAACAGTCTTAATATAACCGTCAGCGATTATATTATCCCCCGTACCGTTAGCTTTGTACTTTGTTACGTTCGCTGCATTAAAAGCACTCATTGTAACTCCTCTCCCCTATAGGGATGGTGGTGGGGATAGCTACCATATAGGCGCTACCCCACGATGTTAACCTTCGTTTACTCTTACTACCTTATCTTCTTCTAACCTTACAGCTCCGATGTTCAGTTCGTAATAGACCTGCCATGAATAAGACAAGTCTAACCTTTCGTCCGTTCTAACCATTGGAGAGTCTGCCATTGCAAGGCAAAGTCCATACTTCTGATACGCTAAACCTATGTTGCCGCTAGATGTTAATCTAGTAGAAACTATCCACTTGAATCCCATCCAAGTATCAAGTTCGCCCCTTACAAGAGCTTTTACCGAGTTGTAATCCGCTGATGTTGCTTCTGTCAGGTCTAAAAGCCCCTGCATGAAAGAAGTGTTGGTTACGAAGTACCTATCTTCGGGTTCAACATCCTTATCATCCAAAGCTTTCTTTACTGCCAGAATCCTTGCAAGTGTGATACTTGCGACTGTCGCTAATACTATGTTTCCATTAGTAACAGTTGTAGAACCTGTTTCACCGCTCTTAGCCGCCGCTATTGCCGCGTCTATAATGACATCGTCTATCTTTC